CTGTTGTTGAACCTGTGGATCCATAGCAGCCATCTGTTGCATCTGTTGCATTTGCATTAATTGCTCTCTAAACTCTAATTGAACTTGTTCTTGAGCCATAATTGAGATGTGTTCAAGTATATTTTTCTGTATTGCAGCCATAACCATAGGATTATTTCTTACCATGTTGATAGACATGAAGTTTAAGTGAGCTGTAATGTGTGCTCTATGGTCTTGACCAGGAAAAGCTTGAAAAGGTTTACCAGCTAAAGCATTAATATGTTCCATACTTGGGTCCATCGGTGCGTTTGGTGCTGGTGGTGGTAACACTGCATCAACATCTTTTACACCAATTGCATTATACATGTTTCTGTATATTTGATACATGTTGTGTAGTTGTGGATTTGATGATGCTATTTGTAATTGTGTTTGTGCAAGTGTAATTCTTTGCGACATAGAAAATATATTTGGATCTGCAACAGGCACAATATCTATTCTGTCATCAAAATCTGCTTGCTTCACGTTTCTTGCACCACCCACAACGTCGTATGGATATTCTGGTGGTAAGTATTGTGAAACTATTTTTGCAAGTAATTTAAATTCTGACTTCATAGCTGCATAACATCTTTTGTGTATTGCAGACATGACTCTTGAACCACGTTCTAGTAATGCAACAGTTGTACCTACAGCTGCTGCTTGGTTACCATCGCCCACTTGCATATCAGCAATAGCCGCGAATCTTTGACCAGCTTGTACTACAATACCAAGTAAGTTTAATAATGTTGGTGATGGTTCTTTGTATGGTAATGGAAAGAATGCATCACGTAAACTACCACCTGGTGCATCTACATCTTTAAATTCACCTGGTTGTATTGGTGATGCTTCATCTCTAACTCTAACACCTCTTTGCTTAAATCCTGCAGGTAGATTAGATAATGTTCCTGCATCAAGCAATTGACGGAGAGCCGCCGTTGCCGTACGGCTCAATCCGCCAATCATGTGAATGAGTCCAAAGCCATAAAATCCAAGTCCTGGCAGAAATTTGAAGTGGACGAAATATTGGATCTTATTTTTCTTTAGATCATCGGGCGCATAGTTCCTTCTGATAGAAAGAACTGTTCGGCTACCTTCTTCAACAGTTACGATGTAAGGTAATTTTATTCCTGTAGGTTCACCATCAGAACCCACTTCTTCAAAACCTTCTAGGTCTAAATTTACGTGACACTCTAACAAAGTATATACAGGATCGTTCTTACCTGTTTTCTTTGTTCCTTCTAGTTCACGTTCTTTTTTATTTAACTCGTCGTTGGTGTCAGTTCCTGGAGGCCCTAACTCTACATCTCTGTAGAAACCATTGACTTGTTGTTTTCTTAATTCGTTCTCAGATATTTTTACAGTATGAATAACCGCTTCCGCATCGTCTAATGAGGTAGCCGTATACGGAACGATTAATTCATCCGCTGGTACAAACTTCGATACAGCTCTTCCCATGTTTGTATCGTAGTACACTTTTTTAAAGGTAGATCCAGCTAATGGTAAGTGAAACAACATCGAATCAAATTCTGATTCGTATTCTTTCATCTGATCCATAATTAAATAATTCATGAAATCTTTTACACGTGTTGACTGTTGTTCAGTCTGTGGATTTCTTAAACCAATAATTTGTGTTCTTACTGGTCCATCACTTGGTAATAATTCTTTGTATGCTTGTGCTTGAAACTGTGTGACTGCTTCTGCTAACACTGGGTGTGTTGCACCAGATGCACCTTGAAAGGGCTCTGTTCTATTTTCATATTTAAAACCTAGAAGATCTAAACCTGTCTTGTAAGATTGTTCCCATTCTTTTCTGGAACCTTTATAGTCCATGTAATTTTGAACCATCTCGTTACCAACTGGTTCTAAAACATCGTCAGGTAAAATATCTGCTAAGTTATCAAAATGTGATTCTGTTCCAGGTATATTAATTGCACCTGGTTCAAAGTCGATTGTTGCACCACCATCTTCTTCTGGTACGACTTCTACGGGTCCTTTTGGATCTTGTTCTTCTTCCTGAACGGCTACTTCTTGCAACTCTTCATCTGAAGGTATCTCAAGTTTAGTACGAGTGTTCGGGAGTCCTTTTTCTATTTCTGCCATTTATTACTCCTATATATTCTTAACACGTTTAAACAGCCCTGACAAGCCTTGTGAGTTAGGTCCTGACTCTGGTGGTGGGCCTTGATCTACACCAGCTATTTTAGCAATACCACCACCTGCAAATAAACCTGGTTGTTCATACAATAAATTTTCAAGATCTGCTTTTGTTATTGGGTTTTCATATGTAAAATCTCTAAAATCTTTATTGTATCTATATAATTCTTGTCCGGTCATGTCTTTTAAAAGTCGCTCTTGTTTTTGACGTTCGGACAAATCCATTAAATTTGGATTTGCCCTACCTAACGCAATATTTTTAAAACCTTGTCCTATAAAATCTAACATATTGTAAAACCTTGTGCCCTCGGAGCCTTCAGCAGGATTAACTTTACGAGCTCTTATAGGATAAACACTCTGTGCTTCTCTTTTTAATTTTTCTAAAGCAACGTCTTGCATATCAAAAAATGGTTTATCAAATTGTTTTTGTGTAATATTTTCTCTTCCCTCTTTCATTATAAGAGGTGAGGCACCAACGGTGTTCATTACATTATCTGAAATATTATTAGCTAACAAAGAATATCTATCTTGTATATTTTTTGTATATCTATCAAAATTTTTTTTAAGATCTTCTGCTCTTTTTTCATCTCCCATTTCAAGTAGTTGTTCATAATTTTTTTCATAGGTAGCGCTGCTTTGATTATATCTGTCTACTAAAAGATTAAGTTGATAAGCAGAGTCAAAAGAGTTGGAATCAATTCCCATGGACTTAGCAGTTTTTTTTAATTCGTCCATGTAAACTTTATTATTATACAATCCTAGCGTTCCACTTTCTAACGCACCAGCTGCAGCTTCTTTTTCAGACTGACCTTTTGACATTCTGTTTCTTTTATCAAGTTGATAGAATAAAACTTCTGGTAATACAACACCACCAAAACCACCAACTAACTTTCTGGTAGCTGGACTCAATCTTTTAAACATTGAAGGCACATCCAAAGCACCTAATCTTACAGCACCACTTCCTGATGGTGGTCGTAATCTACCTAATTTTGGTGTTTTACTATCGCCAATAACTTTTATAGGCGTATCTATATTTTTTGTGGTTCTTTTTATAAAAGTATCTACATTTGTGTAAGGTGTAGTATATCCAATATCAGTTAAAACTTTATTTAAAAGTTTTGAATTATTTTTATACTTAGGTAATCTTTTTAGTAAACCCGCTTGAACATTTGTTCTTCTATCTAATAACCTTAAATTTGAAAAAGGGTCTTTGTTTATGTCAAGGTGATCTATCTCAACGGCTCTTCGTAATAAATAATCTTTTTTACCTGTTGCATCAAATAATTTTCTTCTAAGCCTTGTGTCTAATTTTGTGCCATCTTCTAAAGTGGTATTCATATACTTGTCTAAATCATTAAATATTTTATAAACGTCACCAAAATCATTTTTATAAATATCTTTTGCATCAACCCTATTTAAATAATTATTTTTATAAGTTTTTCCTTGAAAATTAATTGTATCTTCTGCAGGATCTAAAGAAAATAATTTATCACCTTTTATAAATTTCCATTCATTAATAGGCAAAAGATCTGGATCTCCAATAAAAGTTATTTTTGAAGCTTTACCAATATCTTTGTTATATTTAAAATGTCTATAAGCAGATTGTAATATGAATTTTTCTGCTGAATCTCCTCTCATAAAAGGCATTGAAGATGGAAGTTTATTTTGAACCAACACACTAAAATCTGACATAAGTCGTGGAGTTCCATCTGCATATTTTCTGTATTTGTTAAAAGACAAATCGTTAGCTAGATTATTAAATAAACGCTTATTATCTTGATAAACTTTACTTGTTTTAACCCATTTGTCAGTAAACCCACTGGTAACACCAAATTTTTTTTGTAAATGTTTTATTGGACTTTTAAAATCTTTTACCAATGCATCTTCTGATAACATAACATTGTTGATATAGTTATCCATCTTATCTCCAGTTGACTGAAGTGTGCCTATTAATTTTTTTACTTCTTCTCTTAATTTACCTGTTGTTGCAATGGCTTGATAACCATCTTTAAAACCAGCTAATTCTAATGCAGCTTTTGATGTTAAAGATTTTTTATATTGTGAGTTTGATTTAGTAATTATCTCTT